AGCTGTGCGCGGTTCTCGTAGCAGTCGTTAAGCTGTGCGCACCCGTTCTCCCCCCGGCGCATGATCTTGGAGAAGCTAGCCTCCATGTTGGATTGGATGAGCTTACCCAGCGGGCTAAGCGGTTGGCGTGGACTACCAGTAAACAGCGCTGTCGTGTGTGCCTTGACGCCCAGCAACTCCCGTATAGCTTCGTAGCTTATAGGCTTACCCCGTGTTATTACTTCGACGGGAGCAGGGTCATCACCCTTGCAGTTTAAGGTGCCGGGTACACGCAGGATGCGCGCTGCTGCGAAGCAACTGTTATCTACATGTAGCCCTTGGCTAGCGCAGACATCCTTGAGGCGAGCCGCGACCGGCTCCCACTCGTCGCGGGTAACCTCCTTGTCTAACGCCCAGTATACGTGCAGGCCGCGCCCTGAGTTCACGATGATGGGTTTAGGTAGCCCCGTAGTCTGGCAGAATTGCTGAAGGGCTGAGATACCTTCACTCTGCGTAGGGTAACTCTTGGATGGCCCGCAGTCGATGTCTAGCCAGAACGATTTCAGGGCGCGCACGTTGCGCTTGGTGCGCGAAGAGTCATCTATGTACTTAGCTACGCCAAAGAATACGTTGTACTCCCGGCGCAAAAAATATGCGATCTGTTTGTTAGCTTCCTTGCGGGTTTTGACAATCTCTTGTCGTTTTGCATCTCCCTTAATCCCTACTATTGCGTACCAGCCATCTGGGGGCTGTACGGCATCGATAAGATCAAATTCACCCATTCCGCAGACACCACCCTACAGGGGTAAGCGTGCCTACCCCACGGTAAAATTACGAATGCGCGCTGTGCTAGACAGCGGCACTCTCCAAGCTAGTAATGTACAACTCTACCAACCCAACAGCGGATTGCTGCGGGGTCGAAACCCCGCAGAACCAGTTGTATATTGTGGCGCGTGATACACCGAGGCGCTTAGCAACTACTACAACCGGGACATCATGTTTGATGCACAGTTTGCCAAGACGAACCCCAAGCTTGCGCTTATCTGCCTTGTCATTCAAGTCGCGAAGGCGAAGGGTATAGCCACTACTCATTATTCTTCCTCGTCACCGTCGCCATCCAACCATACGTTGACCTTGCTGGCAAGGTCACCAGATTCTTCCTCGTCACCGTCGTCATCCAACCATACGGTGACTTTGCTGGCAAGGTCACCAGAGACCTTGGGCGGGGTCCCCTTCTTGGTAGTGCGCTTTGCCTTCGGGGCGGGCACTTCTTCTTCCTCGTCGTCTGCGGGTGCGGCCTCTTCCTGCGCGGGCGCTGGCTTGGACTTAACTACTTTCTCCCTACGAGGCTCCTCGCTCTCGGTCTCTGCCCCGTCAACCGCAGATACCGAAGTCAGGATAAGGCGGCGGGTAGCTGGGTTCTGCTGCGCCGTCTGCACCAGTTCCAACTCGTCCTCAGTGATAAAGCGTGTAGCTGTGAAGTTGAGTTCCATCGACTCCGCATCAAGATCATAAGCAATCTTAGTTACTACACGATCAGGCGCGCTGTTGTTGGCAACGAGATAGCGGCAATATGCCTCGTACGGGTATACATCATTGTTACCCTTACCAAAGAGCGACTTCGCTGGTACGTTAAACTGGTAGATTTCGCCCGAGTCATCACCTTCAAGTATGAGGGCGATCTTGCGCTTCACGCGGCATGCCTTGCTCTTACCGTTGGGGCCGCTGCCCTCGATACGGTGCTGGCAAGTTGCGCAGCTAGCTGACTGCCGATTAGCTGCGCTAGCTTCAGGCTTGTTACCGAGGTGTGAGAAGCAGTCGGGAGCAGTGCCTTTCTCGTCGGGATCGTAGGCAGAGGCGTAATACTCAAGGCTGGGCTTCTCCAACATGTCTACGATGATAGCATTAAACTCACCCCGGATAGCCTTACCAACCTGCTCGCCGCTAACGAGGCGCTTAAAGGTGCCGTTTGTGTTGGTTTGGATGCGGTTGTATCCGCCCACTGAGTTCTCGGCAATCTGCCGCCCCAGCTTCGACGGAGGCAGTGCAGCAAGGTTACCACCGGTCTTAAAAATAGAAATATTGCTCATTTAATTTTCTCCTAGGGTTAAATCTTCAAGCCTTAGCGGACGGCTTACGTACCGTAATCGCATACTTGGTGTCTCTGTTAAGGCCAATAGGCGTTACATCAGGGTTTTCCTCAAGGAAATCCCGCATGTTGGTGGAATGGATACGCTGTTCGAGTAGATGCAGCGCGTCCTGTTCTTTGATGAAAGAGTACATCGACTCCCAGTCGCTCGTCCAGTAGCGTGTCACGGTGCGGCGGGTAATTGTGCCGGTTTGCGTACGTAGACTATCTACATTCTGCTCGTTGCAGATACCCAGCAGCTTAGCGCTTACTATGTCCAATTGCTCTGTAAGCGCACTGATTTCAGCCGCGTGCTCTCTTTCTCGTTCCTTGACGGTGTCCCGTATCCTCCGGTAAATCGTGACAAGTTTATCCACAGTCAGGTCAGTTAGGTCCATAGTTTGCTCCTTGTGGTCGGTGCTCAGTAGGTATCGCTAACCTTTTACAATGTCAAGAAGGTTATACGGCGATATCACGATATAGTTTAACCAGATTTTCGTGGTCTGAAATGTTGCTCTGTAGCATGGAGTAAAGCTTATCCTCTACGTCGCTACCCCGGATGTGCACGATGGTCATCGCGTTCTTCTGGCCCGGACGGTCGATGCGCGCATTAGCCTGCAAGTAGGTCTCTACTGACGTAACCGGAGCGTACCAGATAATCGTATCTGCCGCAGTAAGAGTAAGCCCATGCGATGCAGCCTGAGGCTGAATGATCAAAACATGCGGGTCTTTGCTGCTTTGGAACGTATCGACCAGTTCACTTCGCTTGTTGAGGGAGACTTTGCCATTGATAACCCCGCAGGATATACCTTCCTTCTCCAAGCGAGCGCGCAATAGGTCGATAGTATGGGTGAATGGCACAAAGACCAGCACTTTATTGCTAGCTTCCTCAATAACCTCAACTACTACATTGAGGCGGTTAGACACATCAAACTCTAATACCTGCCCAGTGTCCGTATAGACCGCACCGCCGCTGATTTGCAGGAGTTTGTTGATCTTCGTAGCCGCATTGACCGCGCTTACTTCCTCGCCGTCAGCCTCCAAGAGCATCTCGGTCTTGAGTTGCTTGTAGTACTTCGCCTGCTGGGGAGTTAGCGGCGCATCGCGGTCGGTATGCGTGACTTCGGGTAGGTCGAGGCAGTCCTTCTTCTCGAAACGGATAGCAGGCTGCAATAGTTCGTGTACGTAAGCAGTAGAGGTAGGCTTGGGAACCCACTTGAACTGCGTGACCTTGGTCAGCACTGCTGCGCGGAACTCCGTATAATACTTGGGACACCCTTCGGGGTTGACTAGCTTAGCCAAACCGTACGCATCTACGGGAGATTGCGCAGCAGGCGTACCCGTGAGCATCCATAGACGTGGGTCGAGAGCCTTGACGATCTTGTTGAAGATTTTCCATCGGTTGGTTTGCGCGTTCTTATAGGCGTTAGCCTCATCTACGACGATAAGGTCAAACCCCCCAGCGATGATTTCGTCCGCTACGACGGCCAGCCCGTCAAAGTTTATGATAACAAACTCTGCCCCGGCGTTGATGATTTTGCGACGCTGATCGGACGAGCCATATGCTACGCTACATGAGCGATGCATTGCAAACGTAAACAGGTCTTTCTGCCATGCGGATTTCATGATGGACAGCGGGCACAGGACGAGTACACGCTTAATCAAACCCTTGTTCAGAAGGTAGTCAGCCGTCCAGATCACGCTAGCGGTCTTACCTGTACCCTGCTGATTAAAGCAGAAGGCGCGCTTGCGTAGCGACAGGAACGAAGATGTTACTTTCTGGTGGTCAAAGGGGGTAAATCGCCCTGTCCACTTATAATCCCGCAGCATGGGTGACGGCACAGAAGTAAACCCCAGTGCAGCAAGCGCCTCGGCTTCTTTCAATTCCCACCGGATAGCTACGTGGTTAGCATCTACAACCGTGCTCTTTTTTATGGCTGTTGTGATAGATGTCGGGTTGGACACTTCCAGCAGAAGCGCCCTGTTATCTACGATGCGCATGTTTGCTCCTTAGGTAGTTACTTTTTCTTGCGTTCGCGCTTGCTAGTTTCTGACATAAGATTGCCCCCCTTATCCCGCAGGAACGAACGGTTTTTGGCAGGGGACTCCACGCGCAGACCTTGTTTGTTGGAGCCGCCCTTATCGAGGGCTACCACATGGGCGACATCTTTGCCATCACCTTTTTTAACTTTACCCTCCCGCATGAGCTTGCGGCGAGCGGCATTGCGAGCAACGCGGTTCTTGACCTGCTCTGGGCTAGACTCGTACTCAGCTTCCTTTTTGTAATCCCGTGCCATCACTTCCTCCGTGGTTTCCAATGCTCGCAAGAGGTAACCGGGCACCATCCGCACAAAGGCCCAGACTTTGCGTTCCATACGCCGCTCTCGATGCTGCCTTCTAGCTGATCCAACTGCCTATCAAACACAGAGAGATACTGGCTACGCTCAGTTATAACATGAGTCTTGGGAATAAGCTCCCCGCTAACGACATACAGGAGCGATGATTTAATTCGTACGACTTCGGGGAAGTGCAAAAACACTGCGCTGGCAAGGAGGTCCAACTGTTTGGGGTCAGCGTACCTCGCACTCTTGCCCGTCTTATAGTCGATACACCGGGCCTTCCACCCGTTGATAATCAGCAAGTCGGCAATGCCGCGCCACCATGCGCTCTTATCGTCAAAGTCACATGGCTCGTAACCGTTCTTGGTCTTGCGTATCCCAAGCTTAATCTCTGCATGTTTGTCACCGGGCATCGCATTAAGTCGCTCAACGATGGGGCGCATATATGCGTACTTTTCTGGGATAGGTTTACCCTCCCGGATGTATTCCTCGGCTGCGAGGTG